GCTGTTCAATCCAGATCTCTCAGAGATTATCGAGGAGGCTTACGAGCGCGTTGGTCTCGAAATTCGCACGGGTTATCAGTTCAGAACGGCACGGCGTAGCCTCAATTACCTTGTCACCTCTTGGGCTAATCAGGGCATCAATCTCTGGACGGTAACCCCTGCGGATATCACGCTGGTTCAAGGACAAGGACAGTATAATCTTCCGGCAGATTGCGTAGACATCATCGAGCATGTCATTCGCCAGAGCCCCGGTAGTCAGTACAACCAGACCGATATTGTCATTCCGCGCATCGCGCTTCCTACGTATGCAGCCATTCCTAACAAGCTGGCTCAAGGGCGTCCGGTACAGGTGTACGTGGACAGACAGACTCCGATTCCAACGATTAATATCTGGCCTACGCCTAATCAGTCTGGGTACTATTTTCATTATTGGTATCTTCGCCGTATTGATGATGCGGGTCAGCCGGGTTCTACTACGCAGGATGTACCGTTCCGTTTCTACGAAGCTCTGACCGCAGGGTTGGCGTGGATGCTGTCGCAGAAGCAGACTGAGATCGATTACAACCGAGTTCAGATGCTAAAGGCTGCTTATGACGAAGCATTGCAGTTGGCAATGGATGAGGATAGAGATAAAAGTCCTGTTCGCTTCGTTCCAATGGCTGGCTATCTTGGTGGTGGCTGGTAGTGGCTACTAGATTTGCGTCTAACAAACGGAGCTTCGGGTTCTGCGATCTTTGTGGTCAACGATATGACCTGAAGGTCATGAAAAAAATCTACATCCTTGGTAAGCTCATTAACACTAAGAGATGTACCGAATGCTGGGACCCTGATCACCCACAGAATTGGGTTGGTATTATCGGCGGTCAGAAAGCTTCTAATGACCCGCAGGCACTTCGGGAACCGCGTCCTGATACGAACCGCAATGATAGCTGCAGTGATTTTGCTTTTAACCCTGTAGCGACTCAGGTTCTTAATGCAACTGTGAACAATGTTAGAATTACCTCGTTCACTTACGTAACCCCCGGTGTAGTGATAGTCCCACCGATTCCGGGCAATGCCATACTGTGAGGCACTTATGAAGCACGATGACGCTAAAGAAGACAAGAAAATGATCAAGCAGATGGTCAAGAAGGAAGCCCTGAAAGGCATGAAAAAAGGTGGCCCAACCTCTATGGATCGCAAGAAGTACGGTAAGAATCTGAGCCGTGCTATGAACCAGAGAAGCTCTGGTCGGGGGCGGTAATGGCTAGAACCAAAGAAAACAAACCCGCATCTGCATACTACAAGCAGGGTCTTGACTTCAAAATGGAAGTGGAGCCCGGTGCTAAGGTCATGGAGAAAATGAATCCGTCTATTGCTGGCATCAGCAAGGGTAATTTCCCTCCTCAGAACAGGCATGGCGAGATCACTATGCGTGGTACGGGCGCTGCGACTAAGGGCACCAAGTGCCGTGGACCGATGGGCTAACTATGCCGTCTTACGACATTACGACATACACAGGACTGGCTAACGCGATTCAGGCATTCACTGAAGTCGATGAGACTTCGTTTGTCGCGAATATTCCGACGTTTGTTCAGGATACGGAGCGGTTGGTTAATAACACCGTGCAGCTCCCTGCGTTTCGTAAAAATGTCACGGGTTCGGCTACCGCCAACTTTCCATATCTAACACTGCCATCTGACTTTCTGGCTACATTCTCTGTAGCTGTGATGGATATCGATGCGCCGCTCACGCCGAACAACTATCGGTACTTGCTGAACAAGGACGTTAACTACATTCGCGAAGCGTTTCCGTATCCGGGTGTGACAGGTACGCCACAGTACTATGCGCTGTTCGATAACAACACCTACATTCTAGGCCCTACGCCGGAAGTCAATTACAACATTGAGCTTCACTACTTCGCATATCCTGAGTCTATCGTGACGGCTGGAACGACTTGGTTGAGCCAGAACTTCCCGAACGTATTGCTGTATGGCGCCCTGACCGAAGCTTATCTGTTCCTCAAAGGCGAAGCGGATGTACTTCAGGCGTATCAGGCTAAGTTCCAAGAAGCGATGGTTCCGCTGAAGCAGTTGGGCGATGGTAAGGATCGTCAGGATGAGTACCGCACCGTACAGGTTAGGGACAAGGTCGTATGATTACTCAGTGCTTAACGTCCAGCTTCAAGAAGGAGCTCCTACAAGGAGTTCACGATTTCGATACGGATACGTTCAAGATCGCATTGTATTTGAGCTCTGCTAACATTGATTCTACGACGGCAGTTTATACGCCGATTGGCGAGAGCTCTGGTACTGGGTACACAGCGGGCGGTGGAACGCTGGTTAATATCGGTGTGACGCTGTCAGGTACGACGGCTTACGCAAGCTGGGAAGACTTTACGTGGGCGAATTCCTCGCTTACGGCTTCAGGGGCGCTGGTATACAATGCGTCTAAAGGCAACCGTTCGGTTCTGGTGCTTAATTTTGGCGGTTCATACGTTACGGTAGATGATCCTTTTACGGTAACTTTTCCGGCAAATACGAGCACAACGGCTCCGGTCATTTTCTATTGACGAGGCTCAAATGAGTAATGAATTTTCAAATTTTGGTGATCATGCCGTAGCTTCCTTGCAGGCGAACGCGGTTGTTCCTGAAGGCATGGGTGTTGAAGGCTCTTGGCATGTAGTGTGCCATGACAAAGACGGCAATCTGAAGTGGGAAGAAAACTTCCCTAACTTGGTTGTCGCCGCAGGCAAAGAGCTTTTGTTGAACACGCTGCTTCGCACCTCTGGAACCTACACCACGGTAGGTCCATTTTTGGGTCTGACTAAGGTCAGCTTGACTCCGGCAGCGACGGATACCATGACCACGCTGGTTACGACCAATGCGGCTGAGTTCACCAACTACACGGTAGGCGGTTCTGCAGTTCGCGGTACGGCGGCTTTCGCAGCAGCGACTTCTACGGGCACCACGCCTTCTAACGTGACTTCTTCTACGGCTACGGCAATTACTTACACCATCACGGGTGCAGGCGGTACGGTCTACGGTTGTTTCTTGGTCACGGGTACGGGCGCTGTGAATACGCAGAGTTCTACGGCGGGCACGCTTTACAGCGAAGGCAACTTCTCTACCGCTAAGGTTACGACGGCGGGGGACACTGTAAGCGTGACATATTCGACTTCGGCTACATCATAAGCCCTTAAAGGCATCTCAGTGTCATTAGTAGTTGCTGACAGAGTACAGGAAACCGCGAGCGCCCCCGGTACAGGGACAATCTCTCTTGGGGGTGCATCTGCAAGTTATCAGACGTTTGTTTCTGGGATCGGCTCAGGCAACACGACGTATTATGTCGCGCTTGATGTTACGGCAAATACTTGGGAAGTCGGTCTTGGTACAGTTACTTCAGGTTCTCCGGCGACATTATCTCGCGATACGGTGTTATCGAATTCGTCAGGCACCACGGCCAAGATCAATTTTGCTAATGCGGTTACGGTTTGGTGTGATTACCCCGCAGGTAAAGCGGTGTATGAAGATGCTAATGGCGATACATCGATTGCCGGAGCGGATCAAGCGGCGGAGCAGGTTGCCACTAATGGCCTTTTGGTGCATAACGCGACGGTGGGTAGTTCCTATTCTGTACCTTCAGGATACAATGTAATCAGCGCGGGGCCTGTCACAGTCGCAAGCGGTGCGACGGTAACGCTTCCTTCAGGATCAAATTGGGTGGTGGTCTAATGAGTTTTACAGTTAGCGGTACAAGTGGTCTTACATTCCCAGATGCTACCAATCAAACGACAGCAGCTACGGCTTCTGTTCCAGCGGGAGCGATTACCAACTTCGCAAACGCATCCGCCCCTACAGGTTGGACACAGGTTACGACCTACAACAACTATGCGATGCGTATTGTTAGCGGCACAGGCGCGGGTACAGGCGGATCAGTAGGATTCACCACGGCTTTTGCTTCGCAGGCTGTTAGCGCGACTATTGGCGGGTATACGCTAACTACGACTGATATTCCGAGCCATAACCATTCAGTCACTTTGGCTACTCCTTCTGGAGGAACGCCGATCAGCGCTACCCCTGCTTATAGCACTAACACTAATGGTACTACTTCAGTTAATACTGGCAGTTCAGGCGGTGGTGGTTCCCATACTCACTCATTCACAGGCACCGCTATCAACCTCGCTGTTCAGTACGTCGATAATATTCTCTGCCAGAAGAGCTAATAATGTCCTCTATTCCAGTTAAGACATTCTGCCCGCTTGGGTCACAATGCGAGGAAGTGAAAGATGGCGCGATCCATCGTTGCGCTTGGTTCATCGAAGTGCATGGTAAGAACCCAAACACGGGCGATGTTGTAAAAGATTGGGCTTGCTCTATGGCTTGGATGCCGATGCTACTGATTGAAAACTCACAGCAGCAAAGATCGACTGGAGCGGCAGTAGAAAGCTTCAGGAACGAGACTGTTAAAGCTAATGAAATGAGCCAACAGATTCTACTTGCTGCCGTCAGAGAAGCTCACCCAGAAATTAAAGTGATCGAGGCACCACACTAATGGCATTAAAACAAAATTGTCCCGCAGGCGGCTCGATCACACTGGCCGCTACAGATACGGCGAACAACTATACGGTAACACTCCCTGCTTCCACAGGAACTTTGGCAACCACAGCGGATATTTTCCCTGTGGGTACTGTGGCGTTATTCGGACAAACCGCAGCGCCTACGGGCTGGACTAAAATTACGACTTACGATAATGCAGCCCTTCGTGTAGTTTCGGGCTCAGCAAGTTCTGGCGGTTCTGTTAATTTCACAACGGCTTTTGCTAGTCAGACACCGGCAGGTACGATTGGCGCAACGACTTTGAGTACAACTCAGATACCAGTCCATGCTCACGGACTATGGAGTACGGATGGCGCTAGTGCGACTGCCGACAACTTAGGGAGAGGTGGTTGTAAGGGTGTCGGAGGTACGGGAAGCACTGCCGCGCAAAGTTACTACTTTACTCAGCCGCTTACATCGAATGCTTACATGCAATCTACCGGTAGCGGTGGCTCCCACGACCACACCTTCACAGGCACAGCAATCAATCTAGCCGTCAAATATGTTGACGTAATTTTCGCAAGCAAAAACTAAGAGGTTTAACAATGCGACTCTCTATTATTCCTTCTGATGGCACTGTTTGTGAAAATGGTGTTTGCTACACGCATCTGAGCTGGGAAGGCACGCCTTCTAACATTCATGCTCTTCAGTGGTTTGACGATAATGGTTGGCTTGAATTCAATGACGGCACGCCGAACGAAGAGATCACCACGCTCCCACTCTGGGCTGCTAGTGCTGAACAAGCATGGGATGCTGCGGCTAATCCTCCGCCACCTCCGGCTCCGACTCCTGAACAAACTCAGGCACAGAACAAAGCCACGGCTATGCAGCTCCTGCAGGAAACTGATTGGTCTGAACTTCCTTCTGTTTCAGATCCTACGAGTAGTCCGCATCTATTGAATAGGGCTGAATTTGTCGCCTACCGAGATCAAGTCCGTGCGATTGCTGTTAATCCGCCTACGACGCCTGTTAACCCTTGGCCTACTGAACCTACGGCGCAGTGGAGTGCATAAATCATGTCAACCCTGAAGACTAATAACGTACAGGTCGGGCAATCAGCGACGACCTCTAATAACTTTACGTGGTATCAGCCAGCTTCTCCAGATGGCACTGTACGTCTTGGTCAAGGGAATTCGGGTGCTACGACTGGCGATAAGATCACGGTAAATTCTACGGGGGTTACCATCACAGGTAACTTATCCGTGTCGGGGTCTTACCCCGCGCCGTTTGGCTCTGGTACGAGCCTAATTTTCCCGCAAGCATCGGCACCTACAGGCTGGACGAAAGTCACAACAGCTAACGACTACGCCTTGCGCATTGTCTCGGGCACAGGCGGTGGCACAGGTGGTAGCGTGAACTTCACTACGGCGTTTGCTAGTGGTAATACTGGAGCGTACACACTAGCTACGACTGATATTCCTTCACATACACACACTCTTAGGTGGATTACGTCTGCTGGTGGAAGCACAACTACCGTAAGTGGAGCTAGCTTTCCTAACAATGTGCTTACGTATACCAATCAAGATGTCAATAATTCCACTGGCGGTGGCGGTTCCCACACCCACTCACTCTCGCTCGCAGTCAAATACGTTGATGCCATCATCGCTACAAAGGATTAAAGGAGCTTAGCTTGTGTTCGGACGCTACGCCATATCCAGAGCCCCGTTCGCGGGGCAAGGCGGTAATGCGTTCATATTGTCGATTGCAGAAAATACATCGCTTTCAGATTCATACGTAGCGTTTGCAGATCATCCCGCGTCACTCACAGAGAATTTCACTCTGGCAGATAGCAGCGCGCAGATTTCAGCTTTTCTTGAGTCTCAAACAGAAAATTTCTCGCTCAGCGATTCCAGTACGCAGGCATTCGCGTTCTACTTTACGGATTCGGAAAACTTAACCAGCTCCGATGCGGCAACTATTGCCGCTCAATTCGCGTCTTCTATAACGGAGGATACGACTCTTTCTGATTCAAGCACCCAGATCTCTGCATTTCTGCAGAGCATTACGGAAGACGCCGTACTGGAAGACACTAATTCACATGTCGATGTATTTTATTTTGGCATCGTAGAAGACGTTATCGTTGCTGACTCCGCCGCGACCGCATTTAATTTTCCCTTTGATATCACAGAGACCTTCACTTCTGAAGATACTATAGAGATCACGGCGCAGTTCGCGGGTTCAGTAGATGAAGCGTTACTAAGTCTGGATGACTTTGTCGGTGGGCTGGTTGTCCTGTTTAGCATTGATGAAACGTACTCAGTTGAGGAAGCGATCTCAGGCAGCACAGGAATTACTTACGACATAACGGAAAACTTCAGCACTGCTTCACAGCAGTCGGTCATAGCGCATTTTGCCGTTTCACGCGATGAACTTTTTGCCTTAGAAACGCAGCTCGAAGTTCACGGTTGGGTCAAAATTCCTGACGCTCAGCTTGCTAACTGGCAATCGATCAATGATGGACAGATACCTAATTGGACCAACATCAATGATGCTCAGTTCGCTAACTGGCAGGCTATCAATGACGCGCAAACGGCCAATTGGACTCCGGTGGACGATGCGCAGACGCCAGACTGGGTGCCTGTACAGGACGCGCAATGATTTCGGTTAAACAGTTCGGTGCGGCAGGTGATGGGAACAAGGATGATTCCGCAGCTTTTCAGCAGGCGTTGGATACGGCGGGTGGCGAGTTCATAGAGGTTCCTCCGGGGCAATACCGCGTCCGTTCAGTCACGACAGATAAGCCGATCAAACTTGTGGGCGCAGGTTGGCAGGCGTCAATTATTAAGGCAATTTCAGCGGATCAGGACGTATTCACGACCACATCAACGGGTCAGTCTTTTATTGATCAGCTCGGGTTCAGTACCACCGTGCCGCGCACGGGAGGAGCGTATGTCAAGTTTGATACTGCGCAGGGCTATAATTTTGGCTCTCGTATTTCTAACTGCAATTTTGATAGCGCGTTTACGGGCGTCGACTTCATTGATGCCGCAGGGTGGGTCATCTCAGGATGCTACTTCACCAATTACAAAACCGCCGTGCAGATCGCTAACAAGAACATGCCTGACGCTGGAGACAGCTCCATTACCGAGAGCATTTTCGATGCTAACAGCCCGCAAGGTATAGGGGTCTGGCAGAATTCTTCGGGTGGGCTTAGACTGGTTAACAACAAGTTTTTGTTCGGTGCTTATCACTATCTGGGTGAGTTTGACTCGGTCTCCAGTACGTCCATCCTCGTTGTTTCGGGCAATAGCTTTGAGTGGGCTTCGGCCTGTAATGTGGCACTGAACGCGAGAAATCTGACGACGTTTGGTTTGGTTGTAGTGGATGGCAATGAGTTCTCTATCTCTGCTAGTGCCTCCGGTGTTCTTCTGCAAGATCCCGGCTATGATTTCCTCAACACCGTCATGATCGGCAATAACGTCTTCAACCAGAGCGCTCAGTCTACGGGTCTGAATCTGGTACGAGGCAAGACTATTACGGTCAACACAAACACTTTTGCAGGCAACGGGACCAACACCACAGGAATTGCCTTCGGTAATAAGATCGGTTCAGCTTACGTCCTTCCGCAGAATATGCAGAACATCACAACCAAATACGCGGGTGCTAACTCTCGCGTTGTTTTTCCGGTGAAACCATGACGTTTGACGAAGCCTTTGAGAAACTTATAGGCCATGAGGGCGGGTATGTAAATAACCCAAAAGATCCCGGTGGCGAGACAAAGTTCGGCATTTCCAAGCGCAGCTACCCTAGCGAAAACATTGTGGGTATGACGCTTGATCGGGCTAAGGCAATTTACAGACGCGACTTCTGGGACAAGTGCCACATTGCCGAACTACCAGAGATTGTTTGGTTTGATGTCTTTGATACAGCGGTCAACTCTGGCACAGGTAACGCAATAAAGATTCTGCAGCGCGCGCTGAAAATGGAAAATATTGACGGCGTATTTGGCCCAAAGACGGCAGCGGCGGCACGTTCTGTAGACCCTGAATATCTGGCAAGAGCGTATAATGGCTATCGTTTGATGTACTATACGGGTCTTGGAGATTTCAAGACTTTCGGTAAGGGCTGGGTTCGCCGCGTAGCGGACAACTTGATTGCGGGGTAAATATGGCATTTCTCTCATGGCTTCTGGACAGACTCAAAGAGCCGTCAACTTGGTACAGCATTATCACGATGCTCACCACCGCAGGCGTTAATATCGATCCTGACTTGGCCCAGCCGATTATCAGTACAGGTGTAGGCGCGGCGAGCATCATTCTGTTCGTCACCAAAGAAAAGAAGTAATCACTGAGGTACTCCGATGCCATCCACACCAAGCCCTAATTTACGCATACAGCTCATCGCATCGGGCGAGCAGGCCAATACGTGGGGAACCACGACTAACACCAACCTTGGAACGCTCATCGAGCAATCCATCTGCGGTATGGCTACGCTCAACCTGACAGGCGCTACGTACACCCTGACGGTGTACAACTATGTGCAAGATGAGTCGCGTATGATGCTCCTGAATTGTCAGGGGTCTCCGGGTACGACTTGTACGATTACCGCGCCGTCTGTGTCCAAGATGTACGTGGTGGCAAACCAAACGGCGGACGATTCCGATATTGAAATCTGGGTAGGCTCAGGTACGCCAGTCACTATTCCTCCGGGTGTTGCTGCGACTGTTTGGACGGACGGCATTGACTTCTTCTATGCCAACGATATCTCGGTTTACATCACGGGTGTAAATGGCGCGGCTGTTCTTCCAGTAGGTACGACATCGCAGAGACCCAGCCCTCCGCAGGCGGGTGAGATTCGTCTTAACTCCACTACAACCAAGTTTGAAGGCTACAACGGTATCGCGTGGGGCTCTATTGGTGGCGGTGCTACAGGTGGTGGTTCAGATCAGGTTTTTGTTGAAAACGGCCAGACGGTAACAACTTCATACACCATTTCAACAGGTTTTAATGCTGAGAGCGTAGGCCCGATCTCTATTGATGCGGGCGTAACTGTAACGGTTCCCGTCGATCAGTATTGGGTCATTCTCTAAGGAGGGGTTTCGTGGCTTTACGCTCCGCCCACTTTTTCTTGAGCCCTTCAGAAATTTTGGCTCTAACTTCTGGACTTTGTAATGCCGCGACACGCTTGGCTTTGATGCTGGGGTCGGAGTTTAATTTTTTATGCGCTTCTCGCATAGGATTATTTGGGTCTAATAGCTTTTGCCTACGCCGTTCTTTTTCATCCTCAGAATGGATAGCACGCCCAAGTTTGTTCTGTCGTTGTTTTTCTTTATATTCTGGGTTCTGCCACAAATCTTTTAATTTTTTTCGCACCTCGGGGCGTTTAGCCGGGTTTTTATCTCCACTGTACTTAGCCACGGTTTCTGGAGCCCGCATCCTTTTTACCGCGTGTTTGAAAATATCCGGGTTCCGCATAGGATTAGCGTCCCCGGTTATGCGCTTTGCGCGGTTCTTACCATCAGCTTTACCCCCTGCTGATATGCGGGCTCTTGATTCTTCGGTGACATTTTGAACGCCTTCGCCGCCGTCTGTAAGGTTTGTCAAAGTGCCTGCGCCAAGATCGGAACGTCCGTATTTGGCTATGAGTTCAATTTCGAGAGCTATAGCTTCTTTTTTAGACAGATGCTCGATCTTTTCTACGATTACATTCTCTGCGCCTATGAGGTACACCGTTCGTTTACAGTGAGGGTTTCTGTTAAATGCGGTTCTAGGATTCCAGCGTTTGCTAGTCTTACCCATGCCGACATAAAATGGAGCGCCATCAGGCTTTTTCCATACGTAAACGTACCACATAATACCCTCTCGATTAAGACCGCAGGAGCACTATACAATGCCTGAAAATAGACTTCAAGTGTTGGCCTTGCGTCCCGGTGTAAACCGAGAAGGTACCAGCTACGCAGGTGAAGGTGGTTGGTATGCGTGTGATAAAGTGCGCTTCCGCTCAGGACTCCCTGAAAAGCTAGGCGGTTGGGTTCCGTACGTCTCTAATACTTATGTCGGCATCTGCCGACATTTCGCAGAATGGGTGTCCCTGTCTAATTTCTACCTGCTTGCTGTAGGTACGAATCTTAAGTATTACATTTTGACGGGTGGGGTGTTCTACAACATCACACCTATTCGCGCGACGTTTGCGCTAGGCGCAAACCCGATCTACACCATGTTCTCGACGCTGAGCGCCGGGATCAACGCAACTGCTACGATCATTCCTGTTAGCGGTGTTGCCGCAGGCAATATGGATATGCTTGCGCCTTTTGTGGTCAAGATTGGTTCTGAGTTGATCTATGTCCCGGCGGTGGATGTAGGCGGGAACACACTTGGGACTTCAGGCTATCCTTGTACACGAGGGTATGCCGCTACGACTGCTGTGGCGCATAGTTCAGGAGCAAATGTATCAAGCTCCATGATCGTGTTGGATAATCAGTTTAATGGCGCGCAGCCGGGTGATTTTGTCACGCTATCAGGTGTTGTTGGCGCGGTAGGGGGTATCCCAGAAGACTCTCTGAATGCCGAGATGCAGGTCGTCACAGCCGATAATCTCTATGCGATTCTGGAAACGGGAGCGCAGTCTACCAGCGCGGCGCAGGGTGGCGGCACAACCATCGATGCTGCTTATCAGATCCATATCGGGTCAGCTTTTACGCAATATCTGCATGGGTGGGGCGCAGGTCCTTGGCCCGGTAATCCAGCGGGCGGCTTCAATCATCCTTGGAACTTCCCTTACATTGGTGGATTCGAGTCTGTTCTTCGCCTTTGGAGTGCCAGTAACTACGGGCAGGATCTGTATTTCAACCTGCGTAACGGGCCTATATACCATTGGAACGCGGCTACATCGCTATCTGCTTATGGTTCGGTTACTGGTCCCGGTGTGGATATTACCGATCCTACTGAAGCAACGATCACAACGGATCAGATCGTTAACGGCAACTACTACATGCTCTCTTATGTAGGAACGACGGACTTCACGTTGATCGGCGCCGCGAGCAACACCATAGGATTAGGGTTCACAGCAGATTTAACGACTAATCCGGCAACAGGTACGGGCACGGTTTGGGACCCGGCTACGCCTTCTGTAGCGACCTATGTTCTGACTACGGACGAACGGCACGTAGTTGCGTTAGGTTGTAATGACGCGGCCACCGCCGCGCTAGCTCCGGTTGCGGCTACAGATTTTGTAGAAGGCTATACCTACATTATCAATTTTGTGGGCACTACGGACTTTACGGATGTTGGCGCTACGAGCAACGATTTGGGGGTTACGTTTACAGCTACGGGTTCAACTACGGGTACAGGCACCGCGCTCTATATTGAGCAAGACCCTATGTTTGTCGCATGGAGTGCGCAGGAAGCCCCACAAGTCTGGTACCCCACAGTTACGAATACGGCGGGCTCTTATCGCCTGACCTACGGCAGCAAGATTGTTACTGCGGAAAAGACACGACAGGAAATCCTGATCTGGACGGACACTGCGCTTTACTCAATGCAGTATCTGGGCGCTCCGTATGTGTACGGGTTCAATCCACTATCAGTGGATATCACGATTGTCTCTCCGAATGCCATGACAACGGCTACGGGTGTTACGTACTGGATGGGACAAGATAAGTTCTATGCTTACTCTGGGCGTGTAGACACGCTCCCGTGCGCTTTGCGCCAGTACATCTTTGACGATTTCAATACGGATCAGTGGGATCAGGTTTGCTCTGGCACCAATGAGAAGTACAACGAAATCTGGTGGATGTATCCTTCTGCTAGTTCTCTGGTTAATGATCGCTATGTGATCTACAACTATTTGGAAAAGCTTTGGTACTACGGGCAGCTTTCACGCACTGCGTGGCTTGACTCGCACATTATTGGTAACCCTCTGGCCGCAGCAGCTCTGGTTGATGTCTCTCGTTTGATTGCGGGAAGTACGTACACTATTTCGTATGTGGGTGATACCGATTGGGTAGCGGTAGGTGCTGTTGCTGCGATTCAAGGCGAGACATTTATTGCGACAGGCTCTGGTACGGGAACAGGCGTAGCTATTCAATCTATTGGCTCCGTATACGAGCATGAAGTGGGTACAGATGACGGATCTATCAACCCTCCAGCAGCTATCGCAGCTTACATTGAGTCTGCTGATTTTGACCTTGGTGATGGTGGTTATCAGTTCTCGTTCGTAAAGCGGCTTATCCCTGACGTTGACTTCATTGGATCTAATGTTACAAATCCGTCAGCAACCATGACGCTCAAAGCGCGGAACTATCCGGGCCAAGGTATCGCAGGGACTGACCCAATGCAGAACGCACCAGCTCCGTTGACTGGCGCGCAGGTCTCAACACAGGTCTATGATTACACCAATCAGGTTTGGGTTAGGCTTAGAGGCCGACAGATTATCTTCCGTATTGAATCCGATTCGCTTGGTGTGAAGTGGCAGTTAGGCACGCCACGACTTATGATCCAGCCAGATGGTAGGAGATAGGTATGGCTATTAACAAAGCGGCAAAGCCTGCGCTGGCGGTTCTACCACTACCGCCTCTGGAATATGATGTGCAGTGGTGCAATCAGATTGTACGTATTCTTAACTTCATCATTCAGCAGATTCAAAATCCGGGTCCTATTCGTACCGATGCGCTGACTGTGACAGACCGTGATGCTGATACGCAGTTCATCATCAACCCGCAAGAGCTGACTGAGACTTTGACTATAATCGCTAAGAATCTTCCAACATCTCCGACTGGACTGGTAACCGGACAGATTTGGAACGACAGCGGCACTCTTAAAATTGTGTAGGACAAGACTATGTACCAGACCACTGCTAAAGGACTTGCTGCGCTAGGGCGAAATGGTGATTCCATGCTCATGCATGTGAACCCGAATGAGGTAGCGGCGTTGAGCAAGATTCTTGGTCCTGTATCGACTAACCCTAAGACGGGTCTTCCTGAAGCTTATAACTGGGCGAGCCTGCTTGGAAGCGTAGCAGGCGGTATCGGCAGTTTTGGTGTAGGCGCTGCGCTCTCTCCGATTATTGGCGAAGCGTTTGAAGATGGGATCATGAAGGACATTATGTCTAAGGCAGTTCCCGCTTTGACTGGTGCAGGTATTGGCGCAGCGATTGGCGGAGCTACGGGAGGCAAAGCAGGCGCTATGGGTGGTGGGCTGCAAGGACTATTGTCCGGTGGTCTCGGTGCCTATGCGTCAGAAGATATGTTGGGCAGTCAACCAAAAGCGTATGCACCTGCGGCGCAGGAAGAACTTCCTAGCACTCCGTTTAAGGACACCGAAAACTATCAGCGCATGGGAGACACAGGAGCTCCTTCGCAATATGGTGCGATAGAAAAAGGTCTGTTTAAAGGTCCTGATATTCTGCAGCAAGAAGCACCTGATTACGCAGAAAAAGTTAACACTATGCGGGAGACAGCGAGCACCGCAGAAAAACCCGGATTCTTCGATAATCTCGGAACGCTCGGTAAGAAGGCTTTCACCAGTGAAGGCTTCAAGCAATACGAAGATTACATTCCTTATTTGTTCCAAGCAGGAATGATCGGTAACGCGGTGACCTCGGAGCAGCAAGATAAAGACGTAGCGCAGCAGACGCAGGAAAACATCGCTCGGTATAACGCGCTTCGGAAAAGACAGGCGGAAGATCTCGCGCGCTCTACTTACAGCTATGCTGATGGTGGGCCTGTTGTTATGCAGAGCCAAGGACCGCTTCCTATTAAGGTTACGATTCCAGAACCTCTAGTTCAGAAAGTCAAAGACTCAGGTGGGCTTGCATCATTTATGCAAGGTAGGCAGCATAGTCCTACGTTTGCGACAGGTGGATACGTCAACACGCAACCTTTCAACCCACAAGAGTTCTATCCTCAATCTCGTATAGCAACGGCGCAACCGTATGCGGCGGCTGGAAACACTGGAGTAGTTAATACTCTGGCGCACGGCGCGAGCTTTGCTGAGGGCGGTCTGATTGATGGTGAAGGCGATGGGATGTCTGATGACATTGATGCCAACATTGAAGGACATGAAAGAGTCCGCGTAGCGGATGGTGAGTACGTTGTACCTAAGCACATTGCGGAGATGCTTGGTGTTGATCGCTTGGATGAGCTCCTACGTAGAGTGCGGCAGGCGGCACACGGTAAAGAAGAACAGGTTAGAGAAGGCGCAGGCTTGAAAGCCGCTAAACAGGAACTTGGCCTCGCATGAATGCCGTAGCGAAAGAGATCCCGCCAATTGATGAGATCAATGCCAGCTTGCTGGCCTATATAGCTGAACACCAATTAGAGCGTGTAGATCCTGAGCCGATCCATTATCATACAGACGAGCTTTACGGCAGGCGCATCGTAGTCCCAACAGGCACGGTGTTCACCACCAAGGTTCACAAATCAGATCATATTGCGGTCTGCCTGCGTGGTCATATTCGGATCATGGATGAACAGGGACAAATGCGAGAAGTCATAGCCCCCGATGTGTTCATCACACCGAAGGGTACGCACAGGTTCATCTATGTGATCGATGAAGTTGAATGGCTGACAGTCCATGCTTGCAAAGAGCAGGACATCGATAGGGTAGAAA